TTGTAGGTTTAGTGTCTATGTCTTGTAAGTCCTTAAATTCGTGCTTTAATTCTTCTGTATTTATATCTTCTTTTGTAACACCTTCTTTTTCTTGGTCTTCCTCTGATTGTGTTTCTGTTACATCTAAATCAATGAAATCAGCAGGTTTAAGCGATTTAAAGTATAAATCAAGGTTTATATCGTTAACTCTAAATATCTTCTCTAAACCCTTTAAAAGCGTGTTTTGAAAGGGAATAATTACAGTATTGTTAAATAAACTGTAAGCATCTCTTAGTTCGTCAGCATTATTTCCTAATCCACCGCCTTCAGAACGTATTCCAAATAAAATTGGTGAAGTTACTCTATGCCCTGCAAGTATTTGATTTACTGCTTGTTTTGACATTCCTTCCCAAGCACTTTGTGCATCATTCATTTGGATAGGTTCTATAACAGGAGCTGTTTCCTTTCCATCATTGAAAGTTATTAGTATCTTTCCTGCATTACCACTCCCCGCAAATTTAGCATTCAATTGTCTTTCTATTGTCCTTCTTTCCTCATCCGATGGAATTCCATTTGAGAACCCAACGTGCATAGATGGTGTCATACCACTTGTAATGTTAGATAAATGAAACTGAGCAATCTCTAATTCCATTTGAATCCAATCAGTAGCAGCAACATAGTCAGGAGCAAAGCCATAAAATAAAGCAGGGTTTTTATCTCTAATCATTAATATCTGACTAGCACTTGACCTGTCTTCTGTTGAAAAAGCTCTATAAGGTCTAGGTCTATATTCAGCTTTTTTATGTTTTGCCCAATTAGCACTGTAGTAATAAGTGTCTATTTCACCGTCAATCATTTTACCGCTTCTTATATATTGAGCAGGTATATGAGCCATCTTAGCAATCTTGCTTCTATCTCTTGACCATATTACGTTTACATAACAACCACCAAATAGCTTTAAATCCATTGCTAGGTCTTTTAATACATCATCATCAGAATTATGTAATAGTTCCGTTAAGCGTAAATAAGACTCTTTGGTGTCTGTGTTCTCATCTGCGTTAGTGGCAGCTAATCCTTCACCGTAAATCATTGCCCCTATAGACTTAACTAAAGCACCATTGATAGCACTTCCTAAGAATAAGTCTAGTATATAATTAGGATATAAATTGTCCTCTCCAAAACTAATCCAATCTTGATTAGGGTTTTCCACTAAGTGTGGAATGTTGTAATGTGATAATTTAACTAAATTTAAATTCATAATTTTTATTTTTAATAAGCACCATCTGACGTTAAGTATACAGTATTTATATCTGATGCATCACCTGTAAATTCTGTGTATACTACAGGTGGAATAGATGGTTCTGAGTCACCTTCAGTAATTTCTAAGTGCATAACGCCATTGTATACTATTTTTAATCCTGTTGTGTCCATGTTTTCTGATGATGTGTTTTCATATATAACTGCATCATAAAAACCTAATGGAAAATCTGTTGTTCCTAATTTTATAACCGCAAACTCCAAATTGTCTAATGTCTGTGATGTTATCACACCCATTCCAATATACCTCTTTTTGTCGCTATCATCTACATCAGTTAAATTAGCCAATACAGTTTTTGATTTACCTGTAAATCGACTTGTAAATGTAATTAATGGGCGATACACATTATCTTTATTATCAAATTTATCATACAAATTTATATCAAAGAAATTTGAAAAGGCTTCATTATTTGCTCTTAATTTAAACTGTATCATTTCAAAAAGTTATATATACTGATTGTGTTTCTGTGTCATTATCATTATACTTTTCATAAGTTACTTCTTTTACTTCAGAAGATATATTTATTATACCATTATAAACCACATTTAGCCCTGTTTCGTCTGTGTTAAAGGTGGCCGTATTCTCATAGATAGTTATATCATAAAAACCAAAAGGATAGTATTTACTACCAAACCACCAACTCCCAAAAGAGGTTGACTGCCCCCCCTGAGTATTAGTCATATAAACGCTAATATCCACGTATCTTTCTTTATTAGTCCAATCTATACCCTTTCCAGGGTTTACATCTAATATACCAAATAATGTCCTAAACTGTATTTTTGTTAGTTGACTAGTAATAATACCTAAAGGAGGATAAAGAACATCTTTATTAACATAATTATTCCAAATATCAATACTGAATGTCTGTGTACTAAAATCAGCTTTCCTTGTTAATTGAATCAATTTTCTTTTTCTTTTTAGGTTTTAATTCTTCAAAATATCTATCTCTTATATTTTTATTGAGATTTTCTATATGATGTTGCTTTAAGGAATCTAAAGGTCTACGAAAGTTTGGTATCGTTAAGCCTTTGTATTCTTCTTTTAATTTCCAAGCCATAATCGTTTACTATAAATATAAATTTTGCATAATTGTTTTTTAGTGTACAAAAAAAGGGGCAAAAAACCCCCTTTTTCTAATGTGTATAGAGTAGCGATTACCCTGCTGTAACTGTTAAGTCAGCCACGTCTGTCAAGCCATTAAACGGAGCTTGTAATGCAGATGGGGTAGAGCCTCCTGTAGAAGGGTCTATCCATATCATAGGGTCTAACTCTTCACCAACTAGGGTAAGAGTAAAACCTGACATATCACCACGAGCAGCTCCTGTAACAACAGTTCCGCCTGTAGCTTCACATCCATTATCCATTCCAATAAGGAATAAATTGCCATTATTATCTTCAACCCAAACTTGTGAACGACCTTGACAAATTAATTTTATTTCATTTGTTTGTGAAACTGTTAATTTTGGCAAAGTGAGCGACAAAGTTTGTGTAAAAAATGTAGTTCCATTTTCTGAGCTTGAATTAATTGTTGTGTTAAGGTTACTAGCTCCTGGTCTTAGTAAATATCTAAAACAAGTAGGAGAAGATACGGCAGCACCCGCAGAGTCTATCCAACTAGAAAAACCCGCAGCGTCCATCATTAACACATCAGTTCCGTCAAAAGTAGCCACATCACGCATATTGCTTATGTACTCTTTACATAAGTAAACCGCCTTTAAGCCACCGATACTGTCTTTACAGTCTACACTATACCCTTTCGTTAAATTACAAGCCATTTTTTTTTATTTTAAAAGTTTATAAAAGGGGAGTATATTACAACCCCCCATTTAAAGTATCTATTAGCTCCAAACAGATGTAGCAAATACACCGTCTGTTCCTACCGCAGTTTGTACACCCATAGCAAAGTTCATTACAATTCTTACATTGTCAGAACCATCATATTGATATGTAGGTATCACTCTTGCTTCAGTCCAATCAGTAGCTAGATTAGTTCCTACAACTAAGTTTTCAGGGTATGTAGCAATAATAGTATCATTGAACATTCCAGGGCAAACATAAATAGGGAATCCCATGTAAGTCAAACTATTGAAATCACCTGCTGCACCCAATTGTTGGAATGTAGTAGCAGAAGCTAATTTCTGTGCATATAGAGCGTAAGTTTTGTGATTCATATAGAATCCAAATCCAGGCTTAGATAAAATGCCTTGTACAGAAGCAACAACTTTGTCATAAACTGCAGCCAAATCATCTAATATATCAACAGTAGTGATAGCACCATCTAAATCAACTTCGTGAAAATCTTTACACGCAGAAGCGTCTGCACCTGCTTCATCTAAAGAACCGTCATTAGATTGGAAACCAACACCAAAAGGTGAAGAACCTTTCCAAATCATATTCTCAATATGAGCACCTGCTTTTGCAGCAACAGTAGCTAATAAAAAGTCCTCAAATGTTCCTGGTAGGTTTCCGTTTCTGTCCATATTTTCGCCAATCCATGTAGGGAAAACTGTGCCACGGCATACCTCTTGATTTACTTTCATATCAGCCAAAGTAAGAATTTGTTCTGTCAAAGCTAAATTTGCTGGTGCATCAGTATCAGAAAAACCACAAGCTGCCGCCTGAACAGGGTCAGAAATTCCTAAATTAGAAATAACCGCTTTACTATTTAAACCGTCTATTTGTCTTACATATCCTTTTGCAATCGTGTCAGGAGATTTGACTGCAGCAGTCA